TAACTAGTCAATAAATAAGAATGGAACAACCGTGGTTTAGAAATCCATCGCACTTGTTTGCCAAGAACAAGGTGCTGATCTTTTGGCCTTTGGCTAAGCAGACACCCGTGGAGAGGCTCAACGCCGCCACGCGATTCATCCTCTACACCATGGCGATCCTTTATGTGATTAATCGCGACATCAGGGTCATTTACCTGGGTCTCACGGTTATTATGGTGATGGCGTCCATGTTCCTGGCGGGCGGAATCAAGGAGGCCATGCGACCCGCCTCGTTCGAAAATGAGGGCGCCCGATTCAATGTGACCACTCCAGGCCAGAAGTGCGAACAACCGACCAAGGAAAATCCGATGGCCAACGTGCTTCTCTCGGACTACACCGACAACCCGAAACGAGCGGCTGCATGCTACTATCCTACCGTCAAGGACAAGGTCAAGGCTTTCTTGAACGATGGAACCCCAACAGATCAGGCGGACGTCTATTCCAGTCGCAATCAAGCCTTCCGTGCCTTTTACAGCATGCCGTCCACGACCATCCCCAATGACCAGAGTGCCTTTCTTCGTGCCGCCTACGGTCCAATGATGAACAAGGTGTGCAGGGATAATGGCGACGCGTGCTACCCCAACGACGCTTCAATGTTTGGTCAGTCCAGGATGCCCGAACTTCAGCAGCTCAGAGGTACTTTCGGTGGAACCACTAGTTAAAATCTCAAGTGATAGTAATATGGCTTATCAGCTCAATACATCAAAGGTCCTTTTGGATGCCGAGAGTCTGCCGGTGGACTGTGCCTACGATCATGTGATGGCGCCTCCGGTGATCAGCAATCTCAATTACGCCGGTTCGGGTCGTGCCTCGACGCCCCTCTACGGTACGTCCCCATACATGGCCGGCAAGGGGGCTCCAGGAAACTTGATTTTGGTCGAGGACATGCTTCGTCCCCAGTCTAGCACGTTCTTCAAGAAGGGTTATCAGGGGCGCGAGTATGACTTCCCTTCGAAGGACATGTCCTGCTCGGTGCCGCTCCGAACCCGTTCATGGGATCCCACGAGCAGTCGGGCCGATGTCCAGAATGTTCTTTTTGATCGCAGGTATAAGTAATTTTTAAAATCTACTCTAGTTTTAATATGGACCCATTGAGTCTTGTGGCCTTGTTAGGGATTGCTGTGGCGGGACGTCAAATCGCCAGCAGTGACCGCAAAGAAGGTTTTACTCCAGCACCCATTCCGAACCGAGAGACACAACAATTGCCCCACTTCGCCAGGAACATTAATACACCCACACAGGATTTGACTGCCGTGACAGATCTGTTCACGGGAACATTCAATCCGAATAACCCGATGGGTGGTATCATCAACCCGAAGAAGGAGGTCGTGGCGACCCTTCAGGACACGGCACCCAATGCACAGTTCCCTTTTGGTCAGCCCGTATACAATCTGTATGACCGCCAGAATGTTTCGAGTCGCATGAACAATCTGTCGTCCGCCGAGCGAAGGTTCGTTGGTCCCGGCCTTGGCGTACCGGCCAATGTTCCTGCCTATGGTGGATTCCAGCAGCAGTTCAGGGTGATGCCCAACAACGTCGGCGCCTACAAGCTCACCACGCTTCCTGGCAGGTCTGGTCCCGCCAAGGACTTTGTTGACCTCGGAACGGAGCGTCTTACAGTCACCCAAAATCGCCCACAGAAGACCTACCAACTTTTGGGCGGCGAGGACAAACGTCCTTTGGAGAGGGGTCGCGCACAGGGACAGGGTGGCATGCTCACTGGGATGCGTGAACGTGAACGGTACGTGAAGACCATGCGCCCCACCGTTCGCTCGGAAACCTCGACCCGCATGGACGGTCTCGAGTTTGGTGCACCAAAACGTTTTGTCTCTTCCGCGACAAATCAGGACATACCCACGCGCAACAAGGCAAACTTCCTGACGCGCGTCAACGACGTGGCGGCTCCTGGGATTCACTCATTCGAGGGAGCCTACCAGAACACTCAGAATGCCATCCTCCTGCGTCCCGCCGACCGTGGCAACAAGGGTTACACACCTCCAGGTGGTCGCATGAACGTCCGCGGGAATGCCACCCAGGCTCAGGGTGCCACCACCAAGACCCGTGACAGCGCATCGACCGTTATCGAGGGAGG